TGCTGATTTAGTTTCTACTAAAACAACAAGTGTAGAACCTAAACAGGAAAAGATTTGGTCAGAAAAGGAGATTGCTGCTATGAGCATAGATGAGTTTGATAGGTATGAAGCCGAAATAAGCGAAGCTATGCAACAAGGCAGAATCGTAAAATAAACTATAACTTAAAGGAGAAAGTATCATGGCTCAATTTTTTGAACCAAGCACGGATACCGATGCTAACTTTGCAAACTCCGTAAGTGGACAAACTAATAGTTTCTTTTTACCTTCGATTTACTCTAGAAAGGTTTTAAACTTTTTCAGAAAAGCATCGGTGGTAGAGGCTATTACAAACACCGATTATACTGGTGAAATATCTGCTTTCGGAGACTCTGTAAAGATTATTAAAGAACCCGTTATCTCTGTATCTGATTATACAAGAGGTAGCGATACAACTGCAACTAAGCTAACAGACCAAGAGCTAACTTTAGTTGTTGATAGTGCTAAAGCTTTTAAATTCATCGTAGATGATATTGAAAGCAAAATGTCACACGTCAACTTCAAAGAGGTAGCTACTTCTTCTGCAGCTTATGCTCTTAGAGACTCATATGATGCTGCTGTTATCGCAGCTATGTTCTCTGGAGTATCTAGTTCTTCACCAGACCACGTAATAGGTTCTGACAGTTCTACTGCTGATTCAAGCATGACTCACGCAACTAACTCTGTCGACCTACTTGGTTCTGATGGAACTGGTGTAGATGCTTTAGACCTAATGGCTAGAATGGCTAGATTACTAGATGACCAAAATATACCTGAAGAAGGTAGATGGTTTGTAGCACCTCCTTCGTTCTACGAAGAGTTGTCACAATCTGGTTCTAAACTTCTATCTGTTGACTTTAACGCAGGTCAAGGCTCAATCAGAAATGGTTTAGTATCAACTGGAAAACTACGTGGATTCGACATGTACAAGTCCAATAACATTGCTGCTACAAGTAATGCTACTGGTAAAGTACTTGCAGGACACATGAGTTCTACAGCTACTGCACAAACTATTCTTTCAACTGAAGTGTTGAGAGACCCAACTTCGTTTGGTGACATAGTTCGTGGATTGCATGTATACGGAGCTAACGTACTTAGAAGCGAAGCTTTAGTATCTGCTTTTTACGTAGTAGACTAATAAAACCCGGAGGGGTCTTCGGACCTCTCCACCCTTTAAGGAGATATATTATGCCAATGGGCAAAGGAACATACGGGTCTAAAGTAGGAAGACCTAAAAAGAAAAAAAGAGAAGACATGATGGGTGGTGGAATGATGTATGGCAGCAATCCTCGTAAGAAAAAAGGAACTGGTGGCCGTATGATGTATAAAGATGGCGGAATGCCAAAACTAAAACCAAATTAATCATGGCTAAAGGTGTAAAACATTATAAAAGAGATGGTACTGAGCATAAAGGCAGTATGCATAAAATGCCTAATGGTCAACTACACACAAACAAATCTCATACTAAGACAAGCGTAAGACTTTTTCATTTTAATGAGTTAAGTAAAACCGCAAAGAAAAAAGCTAAAGGTAAAAAATAATGGCAACAACATTCCTAACACTAACAAATGATGTTCTTAGAGAACTGAATGAAATTGAATTAACATCTTCAACTTTTGCTAGTGCTACAGGAATACAAAACTTTGTTAAAAATTCTATTAATAAATCTATTAATGATATTGCTAATGAAGAACCACAGCTTCCGTTTTTTGCAGTTGCAGCAAGTGGAGGAACAGACCCCTTTTATGGTAATGTTACTGTAGCAACCACAGTAGGTACACGATGGTATATACTAAAAGATGGAAGCAGTAGTATTACTACAGACTTTGCATCTATTGATTGGGATGATTTTTATATCACAACAATAAATGTAAGCGGAGAGTCTGCTCCTTTTGTTTCAAAAGGTTTAGAATATTTAACTTTATCTGATTGGACAAGTCGTTTACGAGATTCTGAAAATGCTGATGATTCTGATTCACAAAGCTATGGAGAACCTCAATATGTTATACGTAGTCCGGACCACAGAAAATTTGGATTAAGCCCCATACCTGATAAAGTTTATAATGTGCATTTTTATGCATATAATGCTCCTACAGCATTATCTGCTTTTAGTGATGAGATAGTTTTTCCAGACCAATATGCAAACGTAATTACTGCAAGAAGTAGATATTACGTATGGCAGTTCAAAGAAAGTCCACAACAAGCAGCTTTTGCGTTAGATGATTATAAAAAAGGATTAAAGTTTATGAAATCAAATCTTATAAATCCTTCACCTACATATATTACAGACGATAGGAGATACTTCTAGTGGCACAATCGCAACCTTATACAGTTGCATGTGATGGGGGTTTAGTTAAGTCTGCTAACTCAATAGACTTGTTAAGAACTCCCGGTGTAGCAAGAGAACTAAGAAACTTCGAAGTATCTACAGAGGGTGGATACAGACGTA